TCCTAGATGGGTATCACCCGCTGTGGCCTTAACCTCGAAAATACCACCTTCAATGTTGAGGAGTGAAACATCAAACGTACCACCACCAAGGTCAAAGATGAGAACATTCGTATCTTCTTCCTTATTCTTGTCCAATCCGTAGGCAATGGCTGCGGCGGTGGGTTCGTTTATAATTCGAAGACAATTGAGACCGGCGATGGATGCAGCGTCTTTCGTAGCTTGTCTTTGGGAATCGTTAAAGTATGCTGGGACGGTGACGACTGCGTCAGTCACCTTTTTACCTAGGTACCCTTCGGCGACTTCTTTCATCTTGGTCAACACCATTGAAGAAATTTCCTCGGGTGCAAACTCTTTGGTCTCCCCATGAAACTCAACACGAATCATGGGCTTGTCACCAGATCCTGCTACCACCTTGTAGGACCAATCTTTCATGTCATCTTGAACCTTGGAGTCTGAAAACTTACGACCAATGAGTCGTTTTGCGTCAAATACCGTATTTATTGGATTCATAGCTGTTTGATTCTTAGCCGCATCCCCAATGAGACGCTCACTATCTGTAAAAGCCACGTAAGATGGCGTCGTGCGATTTCCTTGGTCATTTGCGATGATCTCTACACGATCATTTTGCCAAACACCAACACAAGAATACGTAGTTCCGAGATCGATACCAATTGCTTGAGACATAATATACTGGTATAGAGTTTCTTTTCTCTAATTAATTTAAAGAGGTAATTCTTTATTTAAAGAATGGAATGTTGTCAGGTATGTTGCGAAAAGATAAATAAGATAAATCACAAAAAAGTCAAGTGTCCATTTTGTGATTTAACAAGTTGTCGGACATGCTCACAAAGGTACATACTTTCTTCGTTTGAAGATCCCCATTGTATGGGTTGTAAAACGAGGTGGGATCGTGAATTTATAGATTCATTTTGTACTGTAAAATTTCGCAATAAAGATCTAAAACTTCATCGTGAAAATGTATTACTCGAAAGGGAAAAGGCTCTAATGCCATCGACCCAACCAGAGGTTGAGAGACTTTTAGCGATACGAAGATTACAGCGTTTGGCTAGGGAACAAAGAGAAAGACTTTTTCAGCTGCATGAGGCGGGTGAAAATGTTCCAGAACTTGGAATACTCTACAATGAAATGGAACGAACATATAGAGAACTTTCAAGATTGAAAAATGTTGGTGATCCCACCCCCACTACCTTTACGAGACAATGTCCAAATGAAACTTGTAAAGGTTTTTTAAATGTAGATTGGTATTGTGGTCTATGTGATCAATATTTTTGTAAAGATTGCAATGAACCTGTGGCCGATGACCATGAATGTGATCCAGGTGTTGTCGAGACGATGAAACTTTTAAATCGGGATAGTAAATCTTGTCCAAAATGTGGGATGGTTATTCAAAAGTTAAACGGGTGTTCTCAAATGTGGTGTATTAGTTGTCATACAGCATTTGATTGGCGAACGGGTGAAATATCTTCGGGTCGTGTACATAATCCACACTATATAGAATTTAAGAGGAAAAATATGATATCGAGGGAGCATGGTGATATTCCCTGTGGAGGTATTCCTTCTTTTAGAGAACTTCGACAGATTGGAGCCCCGGAAACATTATTGGATTATTTAATTGTCGTTCAAAATTTAGAAAATGAAAATATATTCATTGTAGATCCACCACCTATAGATAACACGCGTGTTCGTATATCCTACATGATGAATTATCTCAATGATTATATTTTAAAAGATTTTTTACAGAGACAAGAAAAACATAGAGAAAAATGTAGAGAAATGTCGAATATATATGAAGTTATTATTCATTCATGTGGAGATCTTTTGAGACAATATGTTTTAGATCAAACCAGGTGTGTGGAAATCATTGACTATATAGAACAAATATTTGACTATGGAAATGAAATATTTTCCAGTATACGAAAAAGATATATAAGTGTGTCGCCTAAAAATATTGATATATAGTAAGATGTTAATACTGGTGGTCCTGATTGTACTGACTATCTACCTTTTACCCACATACCAGGAACCACGGGTTTTCCACAACTTTATAACTCCGGAGGAGAGGACACATGTTATTCAGAAAGCGAAAAAGGAACTCACACCTTCAACTATATCAACGGAACGTAAAGTTGATGAAAAAGTTAGAAAAAGTGAGACTGCGTGGCTGGGTTTCGATGACCCAATTATTAAGGGTATAGCTGAAAGATGTATAAGCTATACAGATAGACCATTGACCAATTGTGAAAATCTCCAAGTTCTCAGATACGAAGAGGGTGGTCATTACATTCCACACCAAGATGTCATAGCAAATGCTACAAACCAGAGAATGTATACGTTTATTTTAGCTTTGAATGATGACTATGATGGTGGGGAAACTGTATTTCCTAAACTAAAAAAAGCTTACAAATTGAATGCAGGGGATGCCCTCTTCTTCGACACATTGGACAACTACGAATTTGACACGTCCAAGGCTTTACATGGTGGGAGACCTGTAAAGTCTGGTGAAAAATGGATTTGTAATTTATGGGTTCGGAAGTACCCTATAACTGATGCTTGACCTTCTCCCGGTTCGCCATGTGGAGGGCCTCGACATCCGCCTTATTTTGTCCTACGTAGGGGACAGCGTACCCTTCCTCACACATCCACCTATTGACATTGGTCCACTGTCCATCCTCGGACACCCAAATCTCCGCGAGAACGCGGCCAAACTTTCCCCTAGAATCCGCCTCTGGGCATCTGAGTTCGATCTCTATATCGTCCTTCTCAGATGCGACAGCCTTTAGGCACCATTCCTTCAACTTCTTCTTGGAGAGGAGACCAAACTTCTTTTCTTCGAGGTCACGGGTCCTGGACTCTGGGGTATCGATACCTAGGAGGCGGACACGCTGCTTAGTGCACACATCGAAACCCAAGTCTATATTGACATCGATTGTATCACCATCGACGACCTTCTCTAGGGAGGAGACGCGGTATTTGAAGGTACATGGTTCGACGTTGTAGGACATTTTATTACAAGCTTAGAAAATATCTAGTATAGCTCAATATGAAATGCCTCGCCACCTTTTCTGAAAATCAGATTCTCCACAAAATGAAGTTGAGGAAGATTCAGGTTAGAACCCTAAATGGGCTATACCACCGACCACGGCTTATTCGTCCGGAGGACGCGCCACCAGATAATCCGAGACTTCGTCTACGGTTCAAGGAAGCCATAGAAGAAGCACAGGAGATTTGTGAGTTGGATGTGCATTCCGAAGAATGTCACCTCGCTTGGTACGAGGTGGATGAGTTGGAGGATTCACTCATGCGTCGATGATAACCATGGGTGGTTCATCCTCATAGCCATAGTAGTGGATAGAGATTCCATACAAGTTCATCATGCGGGGATACAACTCCTGATTGATGAACATTTTCCAGTGAGGTAGTGTTGTCAAAAAATATTCACACCTATCTTCTCCAAATCCACGTTCGTAAAGAAAGTCCTCGTATCGTATAGTCTTCATCTCGGAAGTGATACTTATTGGTAATACACACGTGTTCATCTCTTGAGCTTTTAGGACATCGATGATGTAGTATCCATGTGCATCACAAATAAAATTGATTTTCATTTCGGGGTATCCCTTGATGTAGGCTTCAAAGTCAGAATTACTGGGGAGGGTGGTGAAGACGCTCCATTTTTCACACCCACTATTTGGGCGCGAGAAGATACCCGGGTGGGTGTGATAGGTGAACGTTGAATTTGAATACCATTCGGGCTCTAGAACACTACTATCTATACGAGCTCTTTCTTTTGATGTTACTTTGGTTAAACCTTTATAGGTATAGGTATCATCAAAAAGTAATCTCCCACCGTACTCCCATTTTTGTTTCGTTGACACCTTACTAATCTTCCTTAGGTCTTTCACAAGTCGGGTAGGAAGTTGGATGAGGCGGAGGCTCATATATTCATAAGAACATTTTTATCTAGTAGTGTAATTTTACCAAGTTCATCCCACGTGTAGTATCTAACGGAAATACCAAACTGTTTCCGCATTATGGGATCCAGGTAGTTATTCACAGCTCTCTTCCATTGTTCTGTGGTGGTGGTTATATATACGAGGGAACTCCAAACAACTCTCACCCTTTGAAATTCGCGACCATCCATAAGTTGGTTAAAAAGATTAACAACAGCTGTGGCGTTTGGTATTCTCATGTTTGTTTCAATAAGATCTATAACATAGTATCCTTGATTTTCGAGGATGATATTTGCTTGAACAGCTGGATAATTACTTATGTAGGCTCTGAAGTCCGGTTCACTGGGGTATGTGAAAAGTGGAGTACCGTGTGGGGGCACGGGGTGTGTATGATATACTATGTACTGAGTTAGTTCTTCTTGTGTGGGCATCACAGAAGCCAGTTGCATATTTGTTCTGGCGGTCGGTTGATTAAATCTCACATAGTTTCGTGTATTGCTTACAGTGAAGGGAACGCTACCCACATACTCAACTCTCTGATTCCAAGTTCTGGTGTATATTTCTTTGAGTCTATCGATGAGAAGTCGACTTAAACGCACAGTCATGTATCGATTATTGGTGTTGGTGATAGTACCCAAATTGTATCGATTTTTACCTATATTCAATCTTTTAAATTTATTTGCCAGTTGATCAATCGCCCGATTAACAGACTCCTTTTTTTGTCGTCTCCTCTCTTGTGAACTTATTGGCCTTTTGGACGGCATCTTACTTTAGTTAGAGAAATAATTTGAACAATATCCAATGAATATAGAGGACTTTGCTCGGGAGATATATTCTGACCTGGGTCCGGGGTACAGTGAGAGAGTATATCACAATGCTATGGAAGTTCTACTTAGGAAGAATGGGATACCCTACGAGTCTGAGAGGGTTGTATTGATTAAGTTTAAGGGTCACGTGATTGGAAATTTGAGGATAGATATGATTATTGACAACACCACTATTCTAGAATTCAAAATCATCAAGTCTCTGAACGAAGCGGCGGAGTGTCAGGCCAGAAACTATCTTCATCTGACAGGTCTGAAGACTGCGTATCTGGTAAATTATCCACCGTGTCGGGAACGTGAGGCGGAGATTCGAAAGATTGAAGTAACACCATTAGGGGTAGAACCTGCGCCAGACTCTGGTAGAACTGTAGAGATTCTTGGTACTGAGCCTCTGGGTTCGTTAGAGTTCCATGAAGGAGTTCCCGCGCCCGACCAAGAAGAGTCCTAACTTCTTCGAGGCAGTGTTGTGCCTCTGTGTTCTCTAGATTAACGTCTTCTAAATGCGGAAGGACCTGATTTTCCAGTTCGTAGAGTGCTTGCTCCATTTTTATTATAAAATATAGAATCATTGTACTTAAGTATCGTAATCTCTTGAAGTGCCGGGGTTCCCCCATTTGGGGGCTTTTTACAATAAATTTTACAATTGCAGCAGTCCCTCCTATTTAGGAGTTGCCGTTTATTTGCATAACACCTCAATGGTAAGTAGATGTCTTTTGCAAAGTAGCGTACCAGTCTATCTATGAAGATCATCTATAATAGTTTAGTATCTTACCTCCTTAACTAGTTTTGTAAACCTAAGTGAGTTGAATTGAATATTTTTTTAAACACAAAACATTCCAATATGAACGGTAACCTTATTTCTATTAAGCACCTTTGCAGAATCAGTGACAAGGCAATTGCGGACCAGATTGACGAGCGGTGGTTCAACCTGTCCCCAAACTTCCAGCGTGATTTCAAACCGTGGAATAATAAGATGCAGACACGTTTAATCGAATCAATTCTTCTTCAAAGATCTATGAATCCTCTATGGGTGATTCCTAGCCCCGACCAACTCTCGGATGAAATTTTCGATGGAATGCATCGTTGTAAAACGATTTTGAGATTTTTGAAAGGAGATTTCAATCTCAAAGGCAATGAACTACTGGAATTATCTCCTGATATGTATCACAACAAAACATTCAAAAAATTGTCGATCACTGATCAACAAACTATAAATAACTTTACATTATCCTTGAACAAGCTTTCTTTCGAGATACGCAATGATTACAAGAAAATGAAGGACCATTACATGATTTTAAACAGGTCATCCAGTAGTTTAAATTGGCAGGAGTTGAACAAAGTGTTCATGTACCCCTTATTCGATTACCTAAAGACCCATTTTCATGTGTTGGTAAACCAAACAACTTTCTCTAAGAGTGAGGGGAGTCGATTCAGTCTACAGGGAACATTGATTGAAATATTGGCCAACAGCACCATGCCTGTCGATGCGAAATGGTCATCTTTACCTGATATGGCTGATAAATGGATCCAAAAAGCTTTCGTTGACCCCGTCAAAGATGACGATAATTTGATCAAACATGTGATGCATGTAACCATTGATTTAAAAGACAAAATTGTATTTCTCATTGACATCATTAGCAGCTTCTCCGTCCACGGGTTCCCTTTTTCAGGTAAGGAGGATATGTTAGAAAAGTTATTCATCTCACGGGTTTTAAAATTGCTTGTGAATATGATTAACAAAAAAGCTGTTTTGGCGTTAAGGGCTCGAGACCTGATTGAAATTTATACAGAATTGATTCAAGAAGGTGGAGATTTTGACGAAAATCATGCAGTAATTGGGAGCCGTAATGCAACTTTTCAACAGAAATGTGTAAGTTCCATTGATGAAAAGCTATGCGATTTGTTTTCTGTCAGACGGTTGCTATAAATTCCCATCTAAGTTCATCACAAATTTTCTTCCATATGACGTCTTGTTGGTACAACTTTTCCTTCGATTTGAGGAGGGGGAAGTACTGGAGGTATTCATCTTCTCCTAGGAGTTCACAGAACTTGTAGAGGACATAGGAATAACTGAGGAAGTTTTTCCTCTCCGTAGGACAGTTATTATCGAAGGGTTTTTGGATGTCCTTGAACATGATTCGTAGGTACTCTTCTAATTCCTGTGGCATATTTGGAGGCTTAATACCAGTGAGTATATTGGTGATATAGGGGACATGTTCATAGTATTTATTAAGTCTTAGTTTTTTTAATAAACCCCTAATTTTGGCATGTGTAATGTCTTCAAGTTTCTTGATTTTCATCTTTTTCAATTCCGATCTCAATTGTTCAATGACCTCTTCGGGTATACATGTCATCTCTTGTGCTTGAAACTGTGAGAGCCATTCGTTAAAGTGATTTTCCCTCTTGTACGAATAATTGATTACCTTTTCGGATGTTTCCTGTTCCTCTCTATAGGTGAGTTCTTGGTTTACTAAATTCGCTATAACTAATCCACAAGAATCACAAACTAAATCACTGGTGTCATACATTGAAAGTATGTTACTATCTGGACATGTCTTACATCTATCTATGGCATTTTTTATGTATGGTCGGTTTATATTTTGTTTTTCTACATCTATCAAATATTCTGTAAAAATATCTTTTCTTTTGAGACCGACGGTTTCCTTTACATTGAAAATATTATCTGTATGTGTTTCATTTTCACCTTCATCAGTATGTTGATGCATGTAGGGCATACATTTAATCATATATTCCGACATTTCGCGCTCATACCTATTTTTATTGGCTGGGTCTGTAGATATGGCCGTCGTCCATTCTTCCAACTTGTTGTTGTATCTACTTAAAAAGTTTCCTTCCATTATATAAAGAAATGTTACTCAAACTTTTAAGCTTTATTTATCATATATTCAGAAAGTTGACGACACTTCCAGACAACTATATATTGTCTGAGGAAATTGAATATGCGATAGAGCCTGGGATGAAGTATCTGATTGAGGATGATTTCTGGAAAAAGGAGAGTAAAGATTGGGATGGTACTTTGGAGGAGTTTTTTGTAAATGCAACACGTCGAAACTTTAGGAACACTACGATTCCACAGAATGTAAAGTATACGATCCTCCGTGTAAAATATTCATTCAATGGACACACCTATATAGCTGTTACGAATGATTTAAACTTTAAACCTGGGATTGATGAGAATATGGATATGAAATTTAGCATCCCTTTGAATAGTGTCTGGTTGATTGACCATGATGATAAACCGGTCAGAGACATTACTGAAAAGGTGAAACGCTACAGGGGACCCAGGAATGATTTCCATGGACAGAGGGTTTCCATTTACCATTTTCTGTATTACGATATAGAAACGTTGAAGGAGAGATTTCCCAAAATACTACTCAAAGGTAGTTTGGGAATGAAAAAGATTGTATCCACCCTACATGGTTTTACAACTGATCTTCAGATACCTTAGTTGCCAGGTAAAATTTAAGTTCCCCCAAGTTGGCAACATTGTACTTTAAAATTAAAAACCTATTCCCAGTTTCCTGTATAATTTGTACAGACGCACACATACTCGTCGCCTTTGTAAAGATATTCAGGTATCTCAAACTATAGAGACCCACAATGTCGGGACTTTCATCTTGACAATTAATGGTTGTCTTCTGATTTGCAAAATCACCTTCACATTGAAGTGTAATTTCTTTACCGGAACGTTTGATTTCTATTTCAGAACCGATGTTACCCATATCACGACACAATCTTTGAAAGTCTACAGAGGGGAGGGTGGTCACTGTGGTCATCGTAACTTCGGGGACTTCAATTCGACTTTCATTTATGTCCAGTAATTTGAGTTGAAATTTTGTTTGAGTCTTTTTAGTTTCACTGGTAATTTCTATGTCCATGTATTCTTTTGAATTTATTTCAATTTTGAGTACATCATTATTTGTAATTGTTTTGAGAAGTTTAAAAGTATTTGAAATATTTATTCCTGCAATGATTTCGTCTTGGGTACATTCATACTCTTCGAAATTATCAGCAGCTAGAAACATATCAATGAGGGAAGTTCTCGCTGTATCCAAAGTGATAATATACATCCCTTGTGGTTTAAAGTAGATGTTTACATCGTTCAGTATGTCCTTGAGTACTTCGAATGTTGACTTAAAAGCTGATGCCTGTATGGTGACAAGTTTCATATCTAATAAATTACACGCGTTACATCTTTAAATCTGTATATACACCACCTTTCGAAACATCCCTACTGATTTTCTCTTCAAGTTCCTTGGTCATCGCTGGCTGAAGTGATTTTCCATAATCATCCAACGTAAACAAGTCTGACTCGGCCCCACCATCGATTGAAGACATTGAGCATCCCATCCCACCCAGACCACCAGAAGTTACTTCACGCGCAGGTAGAAGTGAATCCAACCAATTTTTTATTTCGTTACCCACGAGGATTTTACCATTTTTCGTGAGCATCGTGGGGACACGGTTTATCTTGGTCTTATAGTTTGGTGGTATACCCTGTGTGTTTATATTATGATAATGTACAAGTTGTTTCAATTGTTGATGTTTGTTAATGTACTCTATTACATCCATTGAATGTTTACATCTCGGGCTGTATATCAGCAGAGACATATAGTATATAGATTGTATTTTCTAAAAAAATATTAACGCATTATAGTAAAGATGAAATATATTTATATACTTCCACTGGTTGTGTTGTTTTTTATCCTGATGTCCAAGCGGGAGATGTTCGGGTTCGCTGGGTACACCAAACCAATTGGAAATATCAAATTGGATGATCCCAGACCAGACCTCTCCGACTATGATGAATCTGAGGCGAATATTGACAATGATATGATGCAGGAGTTTGTTCTTCGGGCAAATAAAGAGATTTCCAAACGTACAGGGGCGAATACCTATATAATCGAAACCACGGCGATCAAGAAATATGTATACACAGGTGAAGACAGTGATAAGGGTACTATATATGAATGTATGTTCATGGTTGTAAAGAGTGGTGGATTCTCATTTGGTTTCTCTACAGTTGCATCCTTCGAGGTGGTTGGCAACAAGCCACCGACACTTCTTTCTCTCCGTTCCCAGCCCATGGGTGTCCAGGTTCCTACAAACGTGGGACCATTTGTAAATGACACAGAGGGTAAGGAGTTTATTGAGTACAACCTCGTCAAAGAGAAGGCTGCACCAACCAAGAGTGAGTTGGATTCTGTAAAAAATAAGTTACAGTAATTGTAATGATTAGCATCAACGATGTTGTGAAAATAGATGAAAAGAAAAAGAAAATCAAAAAGGAAATTTATACAAAGATATACGAACAATTTTCAGCTAAAATTAAACAATCTGTTGAACTTGGTCACAAACAACTTTTCATGACTATCCCCCATTTTTTGATTGGGTACCCTGTGTTTGACAGGGCTGCGGCGGCGAAGTACATCGCCAGGCAGTTCCACCTGGGTGGATTCACTGTTCGTCTCGTCAGTGAGTACGACATCTACGTGAGTTGGATGGTCACCAAGAAGAAACCGGAGAAGAAAGAAAGTGAAGATGAAGGTGATTTCCCAAATTTAATGAACCTCAAGAAGATGGCGAATCAATACAGGCGGGGAGGTGCGTAGGAAAAAGTGATTTTAAAAACCCCTTTAATCATAAATGGACAATTTGAATGTACTCGTAGAAGCCAAGAAGGAATACATGGGACAGCTCTGTCTCATTATGTGCCCAGCTATGATTGAAGTTTTTCAGGATATGTACAATGAGGCTGTCACCATGTCCAAGGGGAGGAAGGTTCTCGTGATGTACCAGAAGCTCCTAAAGGAGGTGCCAAATTGGTCCAATGCCATGTCTAAGCAGCATTCCGACAACATCGCGAATCGGTGTGCCTGGTTTAGTGACCTCCTCGCCGCTGTATTCGTCGCGTGTACTAAAATTCTCTCTGCCGTCCGCCTCAAGTCCGACAATAAGAAGATTGCCCTAAAGCTCCCAACAAATGAGGTGTTCATTCAGACCTGCTACAATAATGTCGCAAAGGACCTCTACAGGGATCCCTACATTTTCCACGATGAACAGAGTGAATACACCCGGGATGAGAAGTTATCTCTCCGATTTTGTGCGTGCATCGAAGCCACTGTGAAGGAATTAATCCCCGTACAACAGATTCTCCAGACCTACATGGGCCAAGATTCTAGGGACATTGACCTAGATGGAGATGTTGAGGACACCCCAGACCCAGAATTCGATGAAGCGGATCCATTTGGGGCGCCTGAACCGGAGGCACCCCCAATGGGCGGCGAGGAGCCCCCAATGGGCGGCGAAGAGCCCCCAGTGGGTGATGAGGAGCCCCCAATGGGTGACTTTACCCCACAGGAGGTGGGTGCGGAGCCCTCCCCCACTGGACTCGAAAATGAATTCAAGACTATTACGAATGTTTCGGTTCCAGAACCAGAACAGGAACCCCAGGATGAAGATGAAGGTGTCCTATTTGGTGATGCACCTGAGAGGCGTACAAAAAATCCCAGGTATAATTAAATGGAACTCTCCGACTATTTACGTGACCCAATGACCGCTGGTCTTATAGCTGGTGGTATCACCGCTGCTTACATTCACCTCAAAGCAACTCTCAATAATGAAGGTAAGTTGGAACTTAACAAGTACACGAAGCCTGCTGTCCTCAATGCGATCCTCGTGTTCTTTATAGTTTCACAGGGAGTTGGTAAGAAGGAGGCTATTTCCAGTGACCCTTTCTAAACTTAAAGATTACATCCCCAAATTAAGAAAATGGCATCCGTTACTGCGTTTAACGATATGATGAGTCAATTTCTTGTGGAATTGCACAAGACTTTTCCAGATGAAAAGGGCATCAAGAAGATGTTAACTTCTTTTGATTTACTCAAGAGCACCAACCCACGCCTCGTCGTGGATGCTTTCATGAAGGGGGTCACCCCCTATGCGGATAAGATTTCCGCAAAGGATGAGACCTTCCTACTTACGGAGATTGAGACTATCGATTTCCTGAAGGATCTGAACATTAAGGGATACTGGGAACGCATGACTGCAAACACACGCGATGTGACATGGCAGTATCTACAGACACTGTATATGCTTGGTACCACAATCACTTCTATTCCAGAAGACACACTTTCTATGATTGAGGGTATCGCCAAGGAATGTGCCGATAAGATGCAGGATGGAGATGGTGGTATTGACCAGGATGCGTTGATGAAAATGATGGGTGGAATGCTTGGTGGTCTCCCAAAAAAATAAACCTTCGCCTATACTAAATGAAGGCTTGGTTTGACGAACCCCAAGAACTTTTGAATGTCGAGAAGGTTTCTGAATTTTGGCCAACAGGTGAACAAACCCCAGAAGATAGAGTAAACGCCACCTCTCGTTTTGTGATTTATACAACCTGTATTCTCTACCTCACCCGTCGTGACCCAAGGGTATTTGTCCTAGGGGCGACGGTACTGTCGGTAGTGTATGTTCTGTACAGGTCGAAGATGGTCAAGGAGGGGTACGGAATGAAGACTGTGTGTGGTCAAAGGTGTCAAAGGCCCACCCAAGATAACCCGATGGGAAACGTTCTCATTTCGGATTACACGGATGCACCAAATCGTTTAGAGGCATGCTACTACGCAACAGTGAAACCTAATGCGGGGGCGGCGGTTTCCTACGATTCCGGGCGTTCTAGATCTTCTTTACCCAAATATCAGCGTAACGGTCTCGCTCGTCAATTTGTTTCGAATCCAGTGACTAAGATACCCGGAGACCAGACTGCGTTTGCAGAGTGGCTATATGGTCCAAAAAATGGACCCATGTGTAAAAGTAATACCCGTTTCTGTGACCCCAATGCGAGGGGGGTCCAGTTGGAGGCGTTCGCGGGAATTGGTCATGATGGGGACATCAGGGGTCCCAGGGGTGGAACCTACTAGTTAGATTAATATTCTTGTGTAATAATAAATGGCGTATCAGCTCCAACCTGGTCTTTCCATAGTTCAAAATACCGGTGCCATCGCCCCAGTGAAGGCGACTGACGAGGTTTTTGTGTATCCTCAGCCCAGCACCCTCAATGGTGATGGGGGTCGACCCAATACGATGTTGTATGGTACCGCTCCATACAGGGCGGGTAAGGGTTCTCCAGCGCAGTACATAGATACGAGTGATCAACTTCGTCCCCAAAGCACCTCCCGTTTTAATAAAACTATTGTTCAAACTTATGAACGTAACCTCTTTCCACTGAACAACACGGAGTGTAAGGTGCCACTCCGAACAATGAGTTACGAACCATCGAGTACCCGAGCCGATGTCCAAAATGGTCTCTTTCAGCAAAGGTACGTTAATAAAAATATTAACAAGAAGTAAGAATGGCTGATCCCATATCGCTCTTGGCTGTAGCAGGTCTTGTGTATGCTGGTAGGAACCTGAGTAAAAGTCCCAAGTCTGAAGCCCCACAGGCGAAGGCCGAAACCGAATTTGTCCCTGAACCAGAAATAAATGTAGAATTTAAAGAGAATGATTTTTTGACCCGAACAGGTATTCCCCATAAGAGGGAAATGGACTCGTTCGCAGATATATCAATGCAACAACGGACTGGTGGTCAGGAAATCCTCAACATGAGGAATCGTATGTATGACCAAGGGCGAATGAACAACCTTTCCCCCGTGGAGAAGCAACTTGTTGGTCCCGGTCTAGGTGTTGACGCAAATGTCCCAGCGACAGGTGGATACCAACAAATGTTCAGGGTGAACCCTGTAAATGTGGGTGAGTACAGACTTACAACTTTACCCGGTCGTGCGGGTCCAGCCGCGGATACCACTGGTGGACGCTCGGCGGTCGTTGGTCAGCTGACTCACAACAAACCAGAGACCACCGCTCACCTTCCAAGCCGTTTACCCACGATGCCCGGACGTGCCCAAGGTATGTCGGGTGTCGTTCCAAGAAACGAACATGAAAAGACCAAGAGAACCACAAACCGTTCCGAGACTGGTCTCCGTACAGATGGACTAGGATTCAATGGTGCTAAACGCTTCGTCTCCGCCCAAACTATGTCCCAGGACCCAACCCGCTTCAGGGGTGACCGCAACGATGAACAGTATATGTACAACAATCAACCAGCCCCGGGTATTTCCAACTTTAGAGGTGCTTACACCAACACAGCTGCGGCTAAGGTTGCGTCGGCGCGATCAAACGAGGAACTCATGAAGTATGGCTTCCGCCCAGAAGACCGACGCGGTAAGGCCAACCGTATGGGTAACGCCGGTCGCATGAACGTCCGTGAGAGTGCTCTCAAGCAGGGTGGACGTCTCACAGCGGTTCGCAGTGATACATCTCGGGTGGATGGTCGTATGAACGCTGCGAATGGTGGGTGGACCCAAACATACCAGCAGAAGCCCTTCCATCAGTTCAACTCGTACAAGGGTAACGCGAACCCCAACACGGCATCCCTAGACATTGCGAAGAGGCAGCTCCAGAACAACCCCCTCGCTCATTCTCTTTCCCATTAGTCTAAATCATTACTGAAAAAAACATTCATTAAAATATTATCCCTAT